GGAATTATGAAGCATATTTATGGTTTTTCTAGTGATCCCCGTGATTGGATTGAATACCATATCTCTAAGCCAGATAATCCTATTCATGATGTTGTGGTTTTATATACCACGTATACTACGGCTGTAGTTGCGGGTAAAAACGAGAATATGGGAGATGTACGTAGTGAGTTTTTTGTAGGATTGACAAAGGCAGATGCTTTTGCAGTAGAGGCACGTAAGTTTGGAACAGCATGGTTTTCATTTAGAGCAGGTTTAGAGAAGGGTTTTTCACAACCCCCTCGACCAGTTGAAAGAGAGTTTGAGCCGACAGTTTTAACATTGTCAGGCAAACCAGGAGTGGGAAAGTCAACATTGTGGAATTGTATAGTAGCTCAAGAAGTTGTGAATAAGGAAGCAGTTAATTACGTCCAGCAGATAGCAGATATGACCCACACATGGAACATATCGAGTGATTTTCAGGTAGGAATGTCGAGTAAGAGGATTATTTTGTTTGATGATTTTGCACAAGATCGTAAGGATGCGACAGATGTTATTAATGTTATAGCTTTGGCTACTACAGCACCATATCCTATTAATTCACCTAATATAGTAGGTCAGGAGATAAAGGGTATGTTTTGTACACCAGATATAATAGTAATATGTACTAATGTGTCGCCTGAGTTAGCAGGAGAAGGTTTGGCAGATTCGATAGCGTTGTTGAGAAGATATGATTTGGATTTAGAAGTTTTAGAGAGATATAACCCAGATCAGAAGGATGCACATATCTTTAAGGTAAGATCTTGTACCCATTATGATGGATTGAAGGGAAGGACATTGAATTTGAATATGGCAAGAGCTTTATTTTCTACTATAAATAGAAAGAAAAGACAAGCTTTTACAGCAACGAAGAACATGGTTGCTGAATTGATAGCAGAAGATGTAGAGTCAGTAATTGGTACTAAGTTTGGCAGCTTGGAAAAAGAAGCTAAAGAGAATGCGTGGTTGCACAATGGAGATTTTTTCGCAGATTTCACTAAATTTGTTTTGACTAAACCAGAGTCAATGGCGAGTTTTTTCTCGTCGATGTCAGCAAATGCAAATTTGATGAGAAGTGTAACCATTAGTTTGGCTATACAAGGAGTTGTAGTTGGAGTTCCAATTGCTATTACAATGTGTGTAGCTAGAGTATTGGGTGATTTGGAGATATTGTTACGAGATAGAAGGAGTACTAATCCTTTTCAGAAGAAGGAGAATTTGTCGACTATGTTGAGAAGTATGTTGAGATGCGCAATCATTTCAGTATCTGCTTTAGCAGGGTCTTTTATTTTTTTTAAGATGATGGTTCCACAGCAAGAGTCAGGAGGCACGAGAACAGCAAAGAGACAGTTGACGAAAGTGAAAACTTTAGATGAATCAGGAGTGCAAGATTTGACAGTAATGTTTGAAAATGCAACAGGGTCGATTAGAATAGATGAGTCAGGGATGATTGTTAATTGTATATTTGTAGGTGGACATTTTGTTTTGTTACCTTATCATGTTTTTGCAGACAGGATAGGATTACCTATTAGGGAAGACCAAGATATTACTTTTACAAAGAGCACGTGGAATGGAGTTACTAGAACTACTAAGTTCAAGAGGACTAATTTAATTAGGTTAACAGGAAATGTACTTAAAGAATATGTAGGACATAATCTTCGAGAAGATGTATGTTTATATAAGTTACCAACATCAGAGTTTTCTGCTGAACGTAATATTAGTAAACATTTTTGGAAGGGAGATTATCCAACATTGAATTTTCCAGTTACTAAGTTAGATTATATTCCATATAATTTAGATGGAACGTATAGAGGTAAGTTTATACAGTCAAATGGGACTATAACTCATGATGCAGTTCAGACTTTGAGAATGGAAGGTATTGTTCAGACATACCATGTTTTAGGAGAGGCTAATTATTCAGCAAGAGCTTCTTCTTGTGGAAGTATAGTTATGAGGAGTGACATTCAACAGGAGAGTATATTGGGATTTCATACGGCTAGTGCAAATGGAGTAGGATATTTTCATTATGTTTCTCAGCAGTCAATAATTCAAGGTATGGGTAAAAGCATAGTCTTGGATTTAGAGAGTCCGTATACCGTGACTCAAGCGCAGGGAGACATAATTAAAGTTATGCCAGTGAAGAGTGTTTTGTTTTTTGAAGGAGTGGTTGATAATGTTGTTTTTCAACCTACTAAGACAGATATAGTTCCATCTTTGATACATGGAATTATGGGTCCTGCTGAAACAGGACCAGCCCCTATGTCATATAGGGATGAGCGAATAGATTTGCAATATAAAACCCATTCAGGGTTTTATCAAAAGTTATTCGCAGGATATGAGCATATAGAGGGTGATTTTTCAGCTAGTGAGCTGCAAGTAGCCCATCAATCAGTTTTGGAAGATGTGACTATAATACAGAAGAAGAGTATTGTGAAGACGAAGAAATTGACGTTGATGGAGGCCATAAATGGATTAGCATACATTCCGGGTAATACCAGAATTGATATGCAATCCTCATGTGGATATCCTTATGCTCAGGAAGGGCTTAAGAAGACTGATTTGTTTTTTGAGGAGGATGGAGTTATCTATCCTCAAGCTAGGATTATTAGAGATTATGAGAAAGCGATGCATTTGATTAGT